GAAAAACTTATTGAATACATCATTAACAGTGATGAAACCAATGCACGCAAGCTATTTCACCAAATTGTGGTAAGCAAGAGCCGCACAATTTATGAAAGCATGGAAATGGAAGGCATGCACCCAGCTGAAGATGAAGAAATGGAAGAAGCTGTCGATGGTTATATCGATGAAGTGGAAGCCGATGAAGCTCAGGCTGGTATGATGGAAGACGACATGGAACCCGAACAGACCGACGACATGGCAGACATGGGCGCCGGCGATGACATGGGTGGCATGGACGACGACATGGCCGATCACGAAGACCATGGTGGTGAAGAAGACATGGAAGATCGCGTGGTAGATCTGGAAGACGCCATCGAAGAACTCAAAGCCGAATTTGAAAAGCTCATGGCTGACGAAGGCGAAGAGGACGAAGAAGGCGCCGAAGACGAAGAAGCCGAAGACGAAGGTGAAGAAGCCGAAGACGAAGGCGAAGAAGACGAAACTGAAGAGCTGGAAGAAGGCGCCGAAGAAGACGAAGATGAAGACGAAGAAGACGAAGAAATGGAAGAAGGTCTAATTCGTGAATACACCGAAAAGGTCGGCGACACCTACAAAGGTGGAAAAGTAGCTGGCACTAGCGAAGAAGGCAGCACCAACAAGAAGAGCACAGTTGCTGGCAAGAACGACATGGGCGGAACAGCCAAGAACCTGGTACAGGGTGGCGAAGAAAAAGGCCGCACTGCACCCGATGCCAAGCCTGTAAGCAGCCACAAGTTCCAGAACGCCAAGGGCGGCGGCACAGGCAAGCTGAGCGCCGGCCCCAAGCCCACAACCAAAGAAGAAAGTGGCATCAACAAGGATAGCGTTTTTGAATCCAAGAAGACTGCCAAAGCAACCAAAACAACCAAGAAGAAGTAACTAGACTCCGTGATGATATCGTAACCTCAGGGGCACCGGCAACGGTGCCCATTGGGGTATAAGGATTCAGAAAAATGAATAGAACCGCACTTTACGAATATATGAATCCCACATCAGCCGGTGTCACTATGGAATCGGACGAATCCACTGGCGGTAAAAATCTTTACATGAAGGGTATTTTCATTGAAGGCGACATTCGCAATGCCAATCAGAGAATCTATCCGGTATATGAAATTGCCAATGCAGTAAAAACACTACAGCAACAGATTAACGAACACGGCGGTGTGTTGGGCGAATTAGATCACCCCAATGACCTCAAAATCAACCTGGACCGTGTGAGTCACATGATTACCAACATTTACATGGAAGGCGCCAAGGGTATGGGCAAGCTGAAAGTGCTGCCAACGCCCATGGGCAATCTGGTAAAAACCATGTTGGAAAATGGTGTCAAGCTGGGTGTGAGCAGCAGAGGAAGTGGTAATGTTAATGAAGGCAATGGTCATGTAAGTGACTTTGAAATCATTACTGTTGATGTTGTAGCACAGCCTAGTGCCCCTAACGCATATCCCAAAGCAATTTATGAAGGGCTTATGAACATGCGCGGTGGTACTCAATTGTGGGGAATGGCCAAGGATTCGGTTCAAGACCCCACTGTACAAAAGTATTTCAAAAAAGAGATAGTGAAGTTGATTCAAGATCTAAAATTGTAGGAGAATACACATGCTAGACGCATTAAAACCATTGCTGGATAGCGGCGTGTTAAACGAAGACACTCGCAATGCTATTACTGAAGCCTGGGAAGCCAAGCTCACAGAAGCACGCGAGCAGATTCGTGCAGAAATTCGTGAAGAATTTGCTGGCCGTTATGAACATGACAAAGGCGTGATGGTTGAAGCTCTAGACCGCATGGTAACTGAAGCACTTGAAGCTGAAATTGCTGAATTCCAGGCCGACAAACGGGCCATTGCTGAACAGAGAGTTAGAGTTATTGGAGAAATGAATTCCAAGAGCAAGCTATTTGATCAGTTTTTGACACAGAAGTTGGCTGAAGAAATTTCAGAGTTCCGTAAGGACCGCAAGCAGATGCTGGAAGCAACCAAGAAATTGGAAAACTTCGTGTTTAAAGCACTGGCTGAAGAAATTACAGAATTTGCCCAGGACAAGCGAGCAGTGGTGGAAACCCGTGTTCGTTTGGTAGCCGAGGCCAAGACCCAGCTCAATGCTCTCAAGCAGAAGTTTGTCGCTCGCAGCGGCAAAGCTGTGGAAGAAGCAGTTACCAAGCAGTTGAAGAGAGAGCTATCACAGCTGAAGGAAGACATCAGTGCAGCCAAGCAGAACAGCTTTGGCCGCAAAATTTTCGAAGCATTTGCCAGTGAGTTCAGTGCAACACAGCTGAACGAAAGTGCTGAATTGCGTAAACTGTACGATATCATCAAGCAGAAGGACGCAAAACTGGCTGAAGCTCAACAGACTGCAAGCGAAAAGCAAACAGTTGTGGAGAGTCAACAGAAGCAAATCCGCGTACTCAACGAAAGAAGAGAACGTGAGCGTGTGATGAATGAACTGTTAGCACCACTCAACAAGGACAAGCGCGTGGTGATGACTGAATTGTTGGAAAGCGTGAAAACAGATAGTTTACGCACGGCTTTCGAAAAGTATTTGCCTGCTGTACTAAATGAAGATCGCAGCGTGACTGCCCGCAAGGCCGTTATTACTGAGAGCAAGAGTGAAGTAACAGGTAACAAAACTGCCAAAAATGTCGAAGAAAAAAGCAACATCATTGACATTAAGAGACTGGCAGGGCTATAATTTCTAAGGAGATATGAAGATGAGCAACGTTTTATTGGAAAGTCGTTGGAATGACACCAAAGACGCCCTGCTGGAAGGTTTGCAGGGAACACGCCGTAGCAATATGAGCGTGATACTAGAAAATACTCGCAAGCACCTGATGGAAACTGCTGGCGCAGGCGCCACAGCAGCTGGCAACATTGCCACACTGAACCGTGTGATCCTGCCAGTTATCCGCCGTGTGATGCCCACCGTTATTGCCAATGAATTGGTAGGTGTGCAACCCATGACAGGTCCTGTGGGTCAGATCCACACTCTGCGTGTACGTTACGCAGAAAGCGCCAACAGCACAGCCAGTGCTCCTTTTGACACTGACGTGACTGCTGGTGATGAAGCACTGAGCCCCTTCAAGATTGCCACCGCTTACAGCGGCAGCTTGACCACTGGTAAAGCTGACACAGTGGCAGCCAAAGAAGGTGTTGCAGGTCGCAAGCTGAACGTTCAGATCTTGAAGCAGATGGTGGAAGCCAAGACTCGCAAGCTGAGCGCACGCTGGACATTTGAATCAGCTCAGGATGCACAGGCCATGCACGGTATTGACGTAGAAGCCGAAATCATGGCTGCGCTGGCTCAGGAAATCACTGCAGAAATCGACCAGGAAATCCTGGGCAGTCTGCGTGCCCTGGCTGCAACTGAAGAAACATTCAACCAGAACAACGTAAGTGGTACAGCTACATTCGTTGGTGACGAACATGCCGCCCTGGCCGTTCTAGTCAACCGTGTGGCCAACAAGATTGCACAACGCACACGTCGCGGTGCCGGTAACTGGGCAGTTGTAAGCCCACAGGCTCTGACCGTGCTGCAGAGTGCAACAACCAGTGCGTTTGCTCGCACAACCGAAGGTACCTTTGAAGCTCCCACCAACACCAAGTTTGTGGGTACACTGAACGGTGCCATGAAGGTATATGTGGACACCTATGCTGCTGATAACACCGCAGTGCTGGTGGGCTACAAGGGTTCAAGCGAAAGTGATGCAGCAGCATTCTACTGCCCATACATCCCATTGATGAGCAGCGGTGTTGTACTGGATCCCAACAGCTTTGAACCAGTTGTGAGCTTTATGACACGTTACGGCTATGTAGAACTCACCAATACAGCATCGTCACTTGGCAATGCTGGTGACTACGTGGGCGAAATTGCAATGAGCAACATCTCATTCATCTAAGCCCTCTGGTAACACAAGCAGTAACCGAAGCCGGCCAGCAATGGCC